AAATTAGTACCTGTAGTACTAATAGCACTTGATGGTACATTTATCCATGTATCTAATTGAATAGAAGGAGCAACCCAACCAGTGGTTACTACATAATCTGCTGATACAGCAGCAGTATTTAATGCAGAACATTGTTTTGCAGCATTAATAGTAACAGTTTGGTTATTATTATAATCAAAGTTTGGTAATAATGTATAAGTTAAACCTGGAACACCAGCTACTTTTCTATTAACAATGTCAGATACATTTGTATTTACTGCACCACCACCTAATTTAGTATAAGCAATATTAAGACGTATAGTATCAAAACTTACATTTGTAACAGGGGTTGTTCTTAAATAAACTTCACCTTCTAAATCTTGAACTAAATCAAATGTAACATCTGATATTGTTAAAGCTGAACATGTTCCTGATATTGCAAATGAAGCATATAAACCATTAGGACCAATACTTAATGCATTATTACCGCCTCCTGTAACAGTATCTAATATAATATCAGCTTTTAATCCAGAAGCATTAGGAACACTTAAATCAATAGTATTACTATCTTGATATTTAATATCTGATGTAATTGTAGATCCAGTTAATGTCATATCTACACTATTAGTATCACCTACACCAAATGATAATGAAGGTATAGGTACAAATAATCCTGAAGCAGTAGACATTAAAGCATTTGATCCTGGAGCAACAATCACCGCAGAAGTTAAATTATAACCACCAGTTATAGGAGTTATTGTATGATCTATAGATGTACTATCTGTAACTGTTATTGTTGTACCACCAGATGTAGCTGAGTCTACTTTTAAACCAGCAGAAGTAATGCTTACTGTAGCTGTAGAAGAAGGATCTAATCTTAAAGCAGAACTAACTTGATAAGTAGATCCAGACAAATTAACTGTAGTATCAATAGAAGATGTATCTACAGCAGATACTGATAAAGAAGGAGAAGGTGTATATGATGGAACATATAAACCATTCGAACCTACTGTTAATATATTACCACCAGTTACATTATCAACTTTAACATTTCCAGAAACACTATATCCACCAGATACAGTATTAACTATAGGTTGAAATGTATTTGTAGTAGCTCCTGCTGAAACTGTTGTAGAAGTTCCACCTGAGCTTGGAGGAACATATAAACCACTACCTGTAATAGTAAGAATGTTATTTCCACCACCTGTTACAGTATCTCTTATAACATCTAATTTAATCTGTTCATTTCCTGCTGAATTTAAAATACTTTTAACAATAGATGTTCCACCTACTATTTTATTTGTCAAATAACTTGTAGTAGTATCAGAAGCAGATACTTTAGCATTAATATCAGAACTACTAATATTAATAGTACCGCTAACTGCTGAACTTATAGTATCTAAAGCATCAGTTAGAGAAGTTCCTTTAGGAATAGTTACAGTAGCTACTGTAATATCTGTAGATAAAGGTACGCAGTTTGAAGCTACGTCTAATAGACATCCATCTACGCATGGTGTAGGAGCACAAGGATCTGTGCATGTACAAGGTGTTTGATTACAACTCATTATTTTTGTTTATTTTTTATTATTAATTAAATACAATCACAATTTGATTCTAAATATGAACCTTTAATATTCATTTCTGTTCCAGTTATAGGATCTACTAATACTAATTCTGGAATATTTTCAGGAGATTGACCTTGTAACTCTAATACAACTCCAAGTGTACCTGTTCCATTATAACCATATTTGATTTCTTTATCTCCATTTAAAACTAAACCAACTACGTTTAAACTACCACTACTTGTTAAATCACCATCATAAGTTACTTCATATGAACCACATACTTTACTTGAAGCTATTCCTGATGTATAACTAGGTGAATTTGAAATAATAGTAGCTTTATCTGAAGAAGAACTTAACATTCCAAAATTATTAACAGTACAACTTAAAGTACTTCCTGATAAAGTTACAACTCCTCCTGATTCTAATAATACAGATTTATATGTAAATGTATTAATACCTAATTCTTCAAAATCAAAATTAACTTTTGTAGCTGGAGAAGTTAAAACTTCCCATTGTTTAGCACTAATGTTAAATGTTTCAGATATAGGTAATGTAAAGAACCAACATGTATTTTGTTTGACTTCAGGTATTATTATATCATTACATTCTGATGAAGGATCGGGAGCTAATATAATATCAGAATTACTATTTAATGCTGTAATATTTACAAGAGTTGGATTCTCTTCTGGAATTTTAAATACTAAACATGATCCTACAGATAATATCTGTGTTTTAATATCTTTATTATTTTCTGTAAAGTATGAAACTTTCAATTGATCTGTAGAATTAGTACCATAAGCACATATTTTACAATATTGACAAGGTGAAGATATAGGATCTAAATGTCCAGTTAATATATCTTTACATACTAATCCGTTATCATTTATAAAATTAGTTTTAATAGATACATTCATTTCTTTTGATGATACTAATCCATCTAAATCTATATCTATTTCACTACTATCCGTAATTGTTATTGATGTAGAATAAACAGCCCCATTAATATCTTTAATTGTTAATATTGAACCGTTATCAGTCCAACCTAATGGAATTTTAGTTCCATATGCTTTAGTAAAATATAATTTATAAATCTGATCAGATTCAGAATATACAAACTTATATCCAAATTTAAGTTCTCCACAATCAGGTAAACAACATGCTGAATTTTCTTGTGATTTAACTCTATTTAAAATATCACATATTACAGCCCATTGATTTAATGAATCTTCTGCTAATGTTGTAGCAGGAATCATATTTAATATAAATGATATAGAAATAGGAGTTATTCCATCACAATCTATCATAAATATTGTAATACTTGTAGCAGTACTATTAAATTGTATTTGACCTGAACTGTGTACAGTAAAATGAGCTAATGATGCTGGTAAATTACTATTTAAAGTATTACATATAATCGTAGCACTTCCTTCATGAATAGATTGATTAATTATATATGTTACACCATCAATTAATACTGATGTTAAAAATCTAAAAGGAGTAGGAAACTTAGAACATGTTCCAGGAAAATTATTACTAATCCATCTTGAATAACAATGAGAATTAGCACTATTTAATATTTGTTGATGAGTTCCTATAGTTTTTCTCAATGAACATACATAATCTGATAATTTAGTTGTAAGTAAAGAATGAACTACAGGAGTATTATTAATACATGTAGATAATTTAGGTTCTATATAAGAACTAAATGTAGTAATAATTTTATTATAAACAGTTTCTAAAATTCCTAATTTAAGTTCTATATCTGATAAATTATGTTCATTACAACATATTCTATATATAAAGTATTGTAATATTTGATTTAATGTAAAATCTTTTTGTTTATAAAAACGTGGAAAAGTAACACTATCAATAATGTTATTTATATATAATTCACAATTTGGACAATTATCAAATCCTATAGAATCAATTACTTCTGCTTGAATATTTGAACCAGAAGTAATTATAGTACTACTAATTATAGTTAATTTATATTTAGGCAGATCAAATTTAATACATTGACCTGCTTTTAAAATAATAGTTGTAGGTGTAGAATTAAATAATGTTTTATAAATTACTTTAATTTCATCTCCTGAATTTCCTCCATTTGCACATAAAAAATTATATTTAGGAACTTTATAATCAGGACAAACTTTTAAACAACTTAAATCTAAATTTAATTTAATGTTTTTCTTTTCTATTATTTCATTAGAAACACTATCAATAAGATCTTTTAATGAACAATCATTCTTTTGAATTAATTTTAATAAATTAAGTAAAGAATGATCTTCTATACATAATGTGGCATCACATTTATCTATAATACACTCTAAATCAATATTTTCTAAATCCTTAATATCATCAACTATTTCACATAATCTAATAGCTATATTATAAATAATATTAGAAACTATATCTCCTTTACATAAATTTATACAACTTATAGTTGGACCATCCCAAACTATATCTTCAGAACTATAATTTAAAAATATTTTATTATTTAGCATGAGCAGGTTGTTGAAAGACTTCCTTTAGAATAAAATTTTTGATTTGTTTTAGGATCTAACATTTCTAATATTGGTGAAACATTAGTTGGTTGACCTACTATTTTAATACTTATACCATAACTTCCAGAAGCAGATTGATATAATGGAAAATCAGATGTATTAGGACCTCCTCCAGAACAAGGATCAAATGTACCCCATGATAATAATTGTCCTGATTTGACACTTCCTGATTTATTTAAACAATCTAATAAAGGAGATGTGTACGTAGGATTTTTAGGAACCATATGAAATTCTTGATCTTCTGTTCCATTTGTAATAGCATTATTACCACTACTTAATATATCTGATATTTGACCAGATAAAGGAATAGTTCCTAAAACAGTTTCAATGTTAGTATATTTATATACATGACTATCACTTTTTCTTATATAAAGTTCTACTTGATCATTTGTAAATGCACAATTAGTTCCTTTACCACTTATATAATCAAACATTTGATTTGCAGGAAGTGGAAAGAACCAACATGTAGGTGCTGTTACAGGAGGTAATACAACTGTAGCTGGACAATCTGAACTTTGAGTTAAGGATATAGTAGATCCTGCTGTTAATATAGCAACATTAGATATAATAGGAGTATCAAAAGGTAATTCGAATGAGATACAAGCTCCTTTATCTAAAGTTACAGTAGTACTTATAGTATTACTTAATGTTGTATATGTTACAGATATTTTATCTCCATTATTTCCACCAACTGCACAAAGTTTACATAATTTACAACCTACATTTTGAGCAGGAATGGTTTGAGTAAATGTATCAATACAAATTAAATTATTAATTTGATGTTTCAAAGATGAATGAATTTCTACATCAACAGGATGTGAAAAATCTAAAGATAAAGGAACTGAAGTCCAAATTAAACCATTAGAAAGTTGTATAGGTAATACTATTGTATTATTAGATATATCTGTTAATGTAATTGTAGATCCATTATCAAAGAAACCTAATGGAATAGATGTACCTGTATTATTACCAAAAGTTAATGTTAATTCATGAGTAGTTTCATTATATAATGCTGAAAAACCTATACTAATATCATCACATGTTGGAGCACAACAATTATCTTCCATATATTTAATACGAGATAATAAATCACATATAACGATCCATTTATTTAAATTATCTTCAGCTAATGAAGATGCGTTAGGTATGATATTAAGATTTGTACTATAATCAGTTAAACATTGATTAGCTATAGCACTAGCAACTTGAGTAGCAGTACCTAGATCAGTTCTTATATCACATGCAAATTGTGCAATAATTGGAGTTAATGCACTATGTAGTGTAGGAGTTGTATTTAAACATGAAGTTAATAATGGTTCAGTATATGAACCAACAATAACAATATTTTGTAAATTGTTTATTAAGACTTCTAAAGATTGAATTCTATTAATAATATCTTCAATTTTAGTTTCATGATCACATATTATATTAACAAATGATTGTAATAAATCATTTAATGTATAATCTGTAGGGCTAACTAATAAAGCATTTAAATATGGAACTAAACATTCTAAATTTAAAGAAAGAGGAATATTTCCAGTAGATACTTGAGTAGATATACTATCTATTAAATCTTTTAATTTACAATCATTAGCTAATAATACTTCGATAATTGCTTTTAAAGAATAATCTTTAGGACAAGTTCCAGGACAATCTAATAAACAATCAAATTTTATTGTTTTTAAATCATCTAAATTTTTAACTAAAGAACACACTTGTTCTGCAATTTTATACATTACAGAACTAATAGTATCTCCAGTACATAATTCTAAACAAGGAATATCTGGACCATCCCACTTTATTTGATTAGAACTAATGTTAACATTAGCTGATTTTCCTATTGCTTTACCCATTTATTATTTTTTTTAAACAATTATTTGTTAACATTAATGTTTTAATTTCTTGATCAGAATAATGACTATAATATTCTAAAATATCTTTAAGTAAATTAATATCTGAAGAATTTGTAGAATTATCTATATAACAATTTAAACCATATAACTTTTGAAAAACTTTTTGTTCAGTCACATCAGCTAGTTTACAATAAATATTTTCTAGTTTATTAGCAATTAGTGCAGCCATATATCTTAAAGTTGTCTAAAGCGTTATTAATTTCATCATACATATCTTGACCAGATTCAGATTTATCACACCATTCAACTAAATATTTTGATGCATCAATCATATCTTTAATATCTCTAAGTTCTTTTACTTTTATATTATATTCTTTTTTAGATAAACTACATTTTGAAGAATATAATTCACAACATTTATTAATATAATCTTTATATTGATTTGCATTATGTAAATAATAATATTCTACATATAATTGATCTGCTGGATTAATACTATACTTAATATAATATATTCCATCAGGTAATGGTAATAAACTACTATAATTAGCAGCTAATTGAATATGTAAATTACTAGCATTAAAAGCTTTATTGAAATTAGGTAACATGTCAAAATAAATAGATTGAGACTTACCTGGAGGTTTAATTTCTAATAAAGCACAAGTTACTGGTAAATTAGGATTATAGTCAGAATTATCCATAATTCTAAAACTATTTAAATTACCAGTATTTATAATATCTAAAGAGAGTGTTGAAATCATAATAAATTAAAAAAGGGTAGGTAGTTTTTGCTCTACCTACCCTTTAGTTTAGAGTTGTTAAAAATTATTTACGCTCTTGTAAAGTAATATCAAATTTACTGAACACTGCTCCAAATTGAGCTTCAAATTGAGCTGCTTTAGGATCATCTTCTTTAAAAGCAACCATTGTTTCCCAAACTTCAGCTTCTTGATTGAAGTTGTTAGCATTACCTTTATTAGATTTATATTGAATGTAATATAATTTGTAATAAGCTTTTCTATCAATTTGCAATCTACGAGTTTGATCTAAAATCTCTCTCATTCTTGCATTATCATCAGTTACTGCTGTAAAATCATAAGCACCAGCTTTAAGATATTCTCTAAGTAACCATTCACCACTTTGACGTTGATATAAACCAGCTTGTTTTCTTCTACATTTTGGATATCTTGTAGTTTTATTACAAAGAGCAGGTAATCCTGTCATTTGATCTACTACCCAAGATACTTCCATTCTAACTGGTTCTGTTTCATAGAAATCATTCAATTGCATTGAACAATCAGATAAGTATCTTTCAGATACTTCTGCAAAGATTTCAAGACCAGCTCTTTCAACTTGGAAACCATTCCAAATAGCATCTCCACCTGTTAAACCTGAACCAATAGTAGGAGCAGGCCAGCTTGTTTCTACTACTTCCCATATTCCAGAAATACCATTCTCACCTAAATAACCTTGAGGAATTGGAGGATATGATGAAGGATCTTTAGATAAACATCCGTCAGTTAATGGTAATGATGCTTGAGTTACAGTAAATGTTTCTGTACATCCTGAAGTTAATGTAGCCCCATTTAATGAAGTTGCTTGAGTAGTTACAGTTAAGTTACTTAAGTTAGGATCTGCTGCAACTAAAGCTGCAATATCTGCTAAATTACTTGCACCAGAACAGTCTTTTTTAGCAATATGCATACAAAGTGTTCTTGAAGCTTTATAATAACCTTGTCCTGCAACCCAGTTAATTGTTGATGGAGCAGAAGCAACACATGTTGCACCACTTGTAGCACTTGGAACAATTATATCTGTACCAATTGCAGTTGGCATAACTGCACCATTTGCTTGTTTGAATGTTACAACTGCATTAGCTGTTGTAAATGATGTGAATACAGAAGGTAAAGATACACTTAAGTAAGTTAAGTTACCTGATGCAACACCTGTAATTGTTGTAGCTGTTCCTGCTAAAGCTAATGCTAAAGAAGTAGCAAGTTTAAATGTTGTAGCTGAAGCATTTATAACATAATAAACAGTACCTGTAGTAATTGTAGCCAAAGGACCTGTACCTAAACTTGTTAAGATAATAGCTTGACCTGTACTTAAACCATGTGTAGCTGAAGTAATAGTGTTAGAACCAATACCTGAGATAGCTAAGTTTGTAGCAGCACTATAAACTGGAGTTAATGAGTGAGCAGCACCAGCTACAGAACCTGTAGTAATTGTTATAGCAGTACCTGCTAAAGCGTTTGCTAAAGAAGTAGCTAATTTCAAAGTATTAGCTGTACTACCTTTAATAGCATAGTAAACTGTACCTGAAGTAATACCTGTAGGAGCTGTACCACCACCAGCATTATAATATAATGCTTGACCTGTTACAAATTTATGAGCAGTTAATCCTGTTAATTCTGAAGCTGTAACAGCAGCAGTATAACCTGTAACTGCATAACGATATTGATCAGTTACTGAATAAGCATAAACTTGTTTATCAGCAGCAGTTGTTAATACTTCAGAACCACTTAAAGGTTTAAATAAGTTCCAAGAATCTAATCCCGCAGTTAAAGTATAACCACTTGGACATACACCACCACATGAAGATAATGAAACAGCAGTAGGGCCTGTATAGTTAGTGCCTGGAGCTGAAGCTAAACCATATACTGTATATACTGAAACACCATTTGCAGTTCTATCTGTTCTTACTACAGTAGCTGTAGTTAAACCAGCTTGAGCTTGAATACTAGCTTGAACATTAGCTAAGTCAGTTGGAGTTCCTCCATCTGGTACAGATAATGAATAATCATTAAGTGTAGTAGATGTAGCTGTATAATCACTTGTCAAATAACGAGCTTTAATACCCATTAAAGAAAGTTCATTATGAGCGTTTATTTTTTCTGCAAATAAACGATATACAGTCTCATTATCGACTATATTTGATGGACAACCTACAGTACAATCAGAACTATCACAACAAGGAGTTGTAACATAGATCTTATGTTGTAAGTTTTTAGCCCAACGTCTCCATGTTGGAGAACCTGACAAGTTAATCAATAGACCATAAGTTTTCCCACATTCAAAACTGAAAGGAAGATCGTTACAAGCTAATGTACCATCCCAACCTACAGTCCAACGTTCTTTCTGAGAACGTTTAGGTACAGAATACTCAAAACTAATAAGATCTTTACCTCTGAATTCTTCAGATTTTTTTCCATCAGTACGTCCAAAGTGCCATCTATCTAAAGCATCTTTAGTAGCTTCACTTGAATAACCAATGAAGAAGTTTTTACCATTCCCACTACCTGTAGCAACAGACCATGTAGATACGTCATAAAGACCTATAGAGTGAGATCCAGCTTTTGTTTTAAGGTCACCAAAGTGTCCTTGTGTAAGTACTTGTCCTGTTACTGGAATAATAGGGTACTGATAACGATGATTAAGCATCTTTTAATTGTTTATTTTTATTATTAATTAATTGTTAGTTTCTATACGTTTGTCTGCAAGTTCATACTGAATTGTATTCTCTGTATCTCCTGCTATTATCTTTACAGCTTCATCTATAATCTCTTCACATACATCTTCACCAAATTCCCAATCTAATGAAGCTTTAGTGATATCTACTAAATGGATATATGCTGGTTTTTTATAATATGTTAATTTTACTTTATCTATTGTAAAATTATTATTATGATAAACTGTAAACTTATTTCCTATTTTAGTATGAAAAGTTTCTTCAAAATCTATAGAAGGTTGAGAAGAATAATCTGTTAATAATTCATCTACATTAGCTTCTTCAACTAAGGAAGATTTTATATTAATACTTTTACAAGTATCATTACTTACAATAGGAGTAAGTCTTTTAAAACGTTGATAATCTTTTGGAATATCTAATTCTGAATAAAGATCTTTTTTTAAGACTGGTAAAAGTTCATGTTTTAATAATACTGATAAATCGTCTACTCTTGAAGTATTTTCTTCATCACCATCTTGAAGAATATTTTTACCTTTTATTTGTCTTCGTAGCCAATTCTCTAAACCTTTGTTTAAAGCCTCTTCTTTCTTCCAAGTATCTAAATTCTGATAATCACTTGAAGCCAATTTATTTAAACGTAATTCTATTTTATCAATGGCTAATAGTGAATTCATTATTTACTTAGTTTATCTTCTACTACTTTTTTAAGTTCTTTTAATTCTGAAATGTTTTTAGCATCTAAAAGAATATCTATACTATCTTTTTCTTCTGAACCAAGAATTGTATTTCTCGATTTAGTTATGTATTTTCCTTTATCGTGATAAATTAAACCATAATGAACTGCTGCTTTAAATATAGCTTCTGTCATTAAACTTTCTTTATCATTTAACCATCTTAAGTAATTATTATAGAAATTTTCAGCACATTTCTTTTTATCTTTCTTAACTAACTGACCATCAATATATTCTGACAGTGTCTCTAAGAAAACTTCTTTAGATGTATTTCTTGTAAACCCTTGAGTCTGATCTAATGTAACCCAAGATAAATATAATAAAGCATCAATACTTCCAGATTCTTCAAGTTGACTTAATGCACCATTAGCTTTAAGTTTAAAATGAACTTTATTTTTATATGATTGCTGATCTGCTTCTCCTTGTTCTATCATATAAAAAGATCTTCCTGTTCTTAATGCTGCTTCTAATGAAGGAGCAATAGATGAGAATGAACCTGATAAAATATTATATTTTAATATTAAATGATTAGGATCTTCATCATCATAAATAGAATTCAAAGCATCATTATTAATTTTAAAAGTTCTTCGAGTTTTCCAGAAATAATCATTATAATTATCTAACGCATCTGCACTAAATGCTTTACTGATCTTTTCTTGAACTTTTTTGAGTCCTTTAATATAAATATCTTTTTCATCAGACGTTAATACAGGAGAATTTCTTAAATCATCTTCAGTTAATCCTGTGATTGTTTTCACTTTATCTTTAGCAACTGCTTGCTCAGATAATGTATCAATTTCTATTTTATGATAATCATTTCCTGTACCATATACAGGAAGTCCGTTTTTATAAGCTTCACGCTTATAATTCCATTGAATTAAAAATTTCATCTTTATTATATTGGTTTATGTAAAAATTTTGTGCTTTGAGATTTTCTTCACCCATCTAGTTTGTATTTGTATTAGCAACCTTTTCCTTTGCCTTTACCTTTACCTTTTCCTTTGCCTTTCATATTATAGTGAATTACTTGTTGGATTAAATGGATTCTTAGGAATTAATTTAAGTAACTTAGTAGGATCTACAATATAACCTGTATCTGGAGTCATTCTGAAATAAGTTGCAAATCCAGTTTGTAGATTTGAACCTAAATGTCCAGCTACACCACTATAAGGAGTTGTTTCAAAGAAAGGATGTGTTCTGTCACCAGCTACAACTTCCATTCTCATTCCTTTATTACCATTAAGATTTTTATTTCTTAAGATCTTCATATTTGATGCAGATGTATTGTAATCTTCAATAATCATTGCATATGATGTAAGACGATATCCTGTAGCTAACATTGGATTAATAATATCATTAACTTGTGTAGTGTTATCAAATGAAGGATCTTCTTCAATTTGTAATACTGCAATACCTGGAATTCTAATAGATTTGTACCAAGGTAAGTTAATAGTTAAACCTGATTTATTATCTCCTTCAATTTGAGAAGCTTTAAATGCATCAACTAAACCTGTTACATTTTTAAGTTCTTCAGCAAAAATTTGATTTAATAAGATTCTACCACCTCTACCTGTTCTAATTGTATAAACTCTTTCATTACCATATGTAGCAGGACGTACTTTACCAGTTTCAAATTCTTGAATAGCTGCTAAGATAATATCTCTATTTGCAGTTTCAACATTATAGAAACGTTTGTAACCAGAATAATCCATTTGATGCCAGAAACCAGCAGCAATAAATTGTTGGTCCATACCATCCAATCCTACTGGAGAACCTGGATGCCACATCAAGATATTCATATTTTGACGCTCAAGTAATCTCATTGAAATATCATCATATTTCATTGCAATAGAACGGAAACCAATTTTACCTGGATCTCCACCTTGAGACATATATTGATTAAAGTTACGAATACCTGATTTGAAAGGAGCTTTCATACCAATATATTCAACAACATCGTCAAGAGATTTCATTAAGAAATTAGCATCAACTACTTCATTGTTATCAAAGAAGTTACAAGCTTCATCTGTAATATGATAGTGAGTTTGAATTTGAGCATTTGATAAGAAGCCCATAAACTCTCTTTTAGAAGTTGTACCAGCCTCCCAACTATCATATTGTTGTCCAAATTCAGCAGATCTAACACCTGCAATTTTGAATAACTGTGAACCAGTTTGGAATAAATGAGCAGGAATAAAATCTTCTTGGTTAAAGTTTCCGCGATAAACCATTTCATAAATGATTTGTTCACCTTTTCTTTGGAAATTTTTAACTGTCATGATATAAGGTGAAGTAGGATCAAACATTACTTGTGCTCCAAAACCACCTAAAGCCATACCTGTTACAGTTACTTTAAAAGGTTCTCCACCATAACCAATTTTAGCCATGTTAGATGCTTGAACTTCTACAATTCTAGTAGCTCTAGAACCTGCTGTAGGTAATTCAAATTTGTAAGTGTTACCATTTACATACTCAATTGAGTTATTTTGAAGATTTGCAACCATGAAAGGTACATCTTCAACATTAGCATATGCCCATAAGTCACGAGGACCAAAGTTGGTCATATTCTGATAATTCATCAGTTTCTTAACTGATGGCAAATCCAGATGATTTGTTAGTGTTGAAAGTGTTGTCTCATTAAGTAAGACTCCACCTATAGGAATTCCAGCTTCGTTAGCCATTTTTTTATTTTAATTTAAAAAGTTTCTAAATATTATTTACCAAAATAAAAAGTAGATTTATTATCTATTTTAGTATTTGGTTTCATTTGGTTATTATCTGTTTCAGATATTGAACCATTTGAATTTTGTTGTGAAGTAGCTGTTCTTAATCTTCTTTGAAGATCAGATGCAACTTTATTACTAACTTTTGAAGAATAGTAATTATCAAAATTAGTAGGATCTAATGCCATTAGAGAAATCTTTGTTAAGATATCAAATTTACCTTCCTCTACTAAATTGTTAATAATTGTAAAAATAGGTAATCCTCCAATTTTAGGATCTGGAACTAATGTACTTGCAACCATTTGTTTATGTTCATTAGTAAGTTTAAATCCTCCAACCTCTGCTGGTTTAATTATATTTTCAACAACATTATTGTAATGTTTTTGTAATACTTGAGCAGTAGCTTGTTCTTCTTGTTGTTTTTGAGCTAGAATACTATTTACTCTTTGCTCATTATATTTTTCAATAGAAGGTTTTAATTGAGTAGCTCTATCTTTTAATTTATTTCTATCTTTTAAATCATCAATATCTTCCTCTATAGTCTTAGGATCTAACCCTTTCATTTGACCATAAACTCTGATCATTTCTTCTTGATGAAATTCATTTTCTAAATCATATGTAGTAGAAGCTTGATAATTCTGTATAGCATTAAATAAAGGAGCTATATCATTTATATCTCTAGCAGTCTCAGCATATTGTAATAAAGTTTGCCAAACTGGAGATTTTGTTTCATAAAATTGCTTTTGAGCAACTTCATAAGAATTTTGTTGGAAATATTCATTATTTCTATCAATTAAATCTATTAAATCTGCTTTAGTTTTAATAGGAATTAATTGTCCTGATTCATCTTCCATTGGCATTAATTTACCTTCTTTAATAAGTAAATCAATTGCTTTAAAATCTTCCTCTTTTAAATCTTCTGTAGTATTAACAGATTGATTATCTGTTGTAGTATCATCAGATTGACTATTATCATCAGCAGTATTGTCATCAGTATTAGTAGATTTATTAAAACCTTCTAAAATTTGGTCAACTGATTGACCTGGTTCTGTAACTGCTGGAGTAACGTTTTGTGATTGGTTTGTTTGTGTAGATGAAAACTTATTTAAGATTTCATCATAACTCATTTGCGCTGTTTCCATTTGTCTATATTATATTATAATTAAAAATTTCTATATCACCAAATAACTTGATAAATTAAAAAGAATATAAGGCTATTATTTCTTTTTTGTATCATATTTATTTTTATTCATTGCAGCTACTTTAACTTTTTCTTTTTCAATAGCTTGCTTAGTCAATAATTTTTGTCTTTCTAAATTTAACATGTCTGCATGTTTTTGTTTATCAAAACTTAACTTATCTTCATTATTAGATATTGTACTATTCATTTGTTGTTGCTTAAGAAAATAATCCATATTATCTTGAGCATCTGGAGCACCATTTGTATTTACATCTGTTTGAATTCCAGCTAACTCTCTTAACATAGCAATTTTTTCAGCAGATTCTCTATCTAATTGATTTTGTTCATTTGTATTAGCTAATTCTTTTTCTAGAGCTTCTCTTTGTGCATCAATTTGTTGTTGTTGCATTTGTTGTTCATGCTCTTGCATAGCTTGTTCTTTTTCATCTTTTCTAATCTGAGCATCTCTTAATTTATTCATTATTTGAACAACAGATTGAGAAGCCATCACTTCAGCTCTTTCTAAAGGTGTAGAATCTAATGTATTATCTTGTAAGAATAATTGTTCTAATTTTTGTTTTAATTGTTTAGTTCTAGGATTATTAGTAGCTTTAATATTATAATCTCTTAATAATCCGTCTAAATTCTCAGCTTCAATTAAAATATTCTCTTCATTAGAATTTCTATATACTACTTTAGAACTTTTATTTACAGATAAATAATACTGAGCAGCTTCTAACAATCTTTGATAAACTCTTGGCATTAAATGTACACTATGTTGTGTAAATAATGGTTCTGTTTGAATTTCTGAATTATTAATAGCTCCTTCTACTCCTGTGGCTGTCTCAGATGCTTTATTAGCTCCTAATCTTTGTGGAGTAATACCTATAGCAGCATAAGCATCTTCTTTAATCATACGTCCTACTGTAGCGTAATCTATAGCTTCTTTAATAATAGACATGTCTACTGGTTGAGGAATTTGATTAGCGTTAGGACCAACTATTTGTAATACATCTTTATCTATACTTGTAGGTAAAATTTTAGTTTGAGCTACTTGTTCATAATAATTTGCTATTAAATCTGATGAAGCTTGATTACCTGGAGCATTTCTTGGAATAGTAGCTTGATTATGAGCAAGCAATTTACCCCAATCTCTTACCATTATTCCTGCTTTTTTATTCTCACATATATTATAAGTAACTTGGAAAGGTGATAATAGGTCTATAAATGATACAGCTTTAATACCTTTCATATTATATTCACATCCTTCTACTGGAGGATAAGATTCATATACATTATCTTTACCTTTAAATTGAAATTTAACTGGTTCTCCATCTAAATAAATAGGTTTAAAATCTCCACTAAAGTTTTTCCAGAATACATTCAAATGATTTTGAGCAATTTTAATACCATGTCTCCATTCATTTACCCATTCCCAATCTATATGTTCACCATAAACTAAATTCTCTTTTGTATTTTCTTTAGTTATAGTATTATCATAAATAGGTTTTTCTGTTACTTTATAATTTTCATCAATCCATACACCTGGTTGAGGTACTCCATCTTTACCAATTCTTGTTAACCAACCTATTCTTTTTTGAGATCTCCAATAACATCTCATTGTTTTAAATATTTTCGGTTGACCTGTAGTAGGACCAAATTGACCATATTGAGCCATAATCTGATCATAAGAAGAATAATTCTCAAAATTAGTCTTCATAAAATCTTCCCAATGCATTCTTTCTTTAATCTGTTCCATTCCTGGATTCTTAGCTCCAAAAGGATATGGTTCATCTGTATTATAATATGCATCAGCATAAGCTTTCTGATCATTAGTTAATGTAGCTCCTCTATTTAACATAGTAAGAGTATATGATAAGAAAGTTTTGATATTCTCAAAATCTTCTTCTTTCATTCTTCTACCTATCTTATTAATAATATCACCTACAGTCATATCTTCAAACCATCCTACATAATCTCCTTGAGACATATATTTTGTATTTGCAGATTTATGCCAGAATGCATTTGCATTATCTATAAATTCTAATTTATAATCATCTTCTAATAAATCAATATGCCATATTTCTCTAGCATTACATAATGATTCTGTAAAAGCTTCAACTTCTAATTCTTCTAAATTAAATCTAGCTGCATCTACTTCAACCATATGTTGACCCCAATCCTCCATTCTATGCTTATAAGTTTTAAACTTATTTTGAGCTTGGAAGAATTGTTCATTTAATTTCATTTCCTGTTGATATTGATTATTCATGTCCTGAACTTGTTTAATCTGTTCTGGAGATGCTCCTTTCAATTGATCTTCAGGAGTATATACTAAACCTAATGATTGTAAAGCTTGAGCTTTTAATGATTGTTGATATTCAAGTATAGAAGCATTTACCATATCTTCCTTATACTTAATCTTTTCATTAATAGAATATTTATCAACACATTCAACTTGAATTCTATTATCTCTTTTTTCAAATTCTCCTTTAATTACATTTAATACTGGGGGAGCTAAAGGATAAAATTGTTGTAATGGATCATATTGTTCTGGAAGAATAATAGATGTCAAATGAGAAAATTCTCCATTTTGAGGAATATAATCATTAGGATCTAAAATTCCAGAAGCCATTCTTCTATTTCTAAGAACTTTACCTTGATTTTTTTGAACTTGTTGTAAACCAATAGCTTCAAACCAATCCATATTCCACATAAACCATTCTTGTGTTTTCTCTTCAAGAGAAATCATTTGCCAAGGAGATAGGGTTGTGAAATAATTAGAATATTGATTTTTAGTGACATAACCTTTAATTAAGTCACGACCAAACAAAATCAGTTTATCTGATAATTTACCTTTTTTTATTGCCATGTTAATAGCTTAATAAGCTTTTTTTAATTGTGAAAGATGATTGTAATAAAGAAGTTGGTTTGTTTGGTTTGTTATTTCTTTTTGGTTTATCACTTTTTTCTATCTCAGTAGTTACTTTTTCATAATCTAATTCTCTGGAAATTCCTAATATTAAAGCTAATGCAGCAGAAATGAAAGCATCAAAGTTATCTTCAGGATTCCATAATTTCAATTCTTCTAATAACCAATAATCATCTATTAGATCATACCCTCGAATTGTCTTAACTACTTTTCCTATACTATCATCATTGGTTTTTTCATGAATAGTATCTACTTCAGCGTCTCCATATTCAAATAAAGTATTTTTCATGATATTTAATAACTTACCTGCACTATCACTCCAAATACCAAATTCATCATTCTTACCTCCTGTAACATCTAAATCTTTATCAAAAGGTAATTGTGATTTTCTAGCTATTAAATTTCCATAATTCTTTCTTCTACAATATGTAATAAAGTTAGGTTTATTACGTTCACATGCTGCTAAAGCTTTATACATTCTTAATAATAATAATCCTTGCTCATTATGATCCTCTGGATTTGTAAATCTTCCTCTATATGTAGCTACAATTTTACCTCTTACATGCTCTGTAACTTGATCACCATTTGGTTTAATAGTTATCTTTTTATGACCTCTCTTATATATATGTACTGAAAATATAGAATTAGATGTTTCTGTTATACCTACTTCAACACTATCCACTCCTGCAAAGTATAAATTACTTTCATCAATAGGTCTTTCAAATATAGTAACGCATCCTCTTTTATCTGGCATTTTAGGATTAACTGGAAATTCTACTTCTACTGGTCTATCATAATCTGGAAAATCTGAAAGCTTTTTAAGTTTAATCTCACCATTTTGATCTTCATATAATAATCCTTTTTCTGGAGTTAATTGATGATTTTCCATTAATAACTTAATGGCTTTTTGTCTTCTTTCTATTCTTAATACATTAAAGAACGCAACCTTTCTCCAAGCAAAAGCTTCTTTAATTGTTTTAGGATTTTGAGACTTTCTAAGAATATACTGTTCAGTTGGTAATTCTTTCCATGCTGGTTCATCTACTGCTTTACCATATTCTCCAGCTTTAAATCCTTCATTCTCAGCTTTATTTAGTAATTCTAAAGCTAATTCCGGTAATGAATTACCATGTTCATCTGTAGCTTCAGGCATTCCATATTGAGCAGGAATGAATAAACCACATTGATGTTCTATTCCTGTATCATCAAATAAATCTGTAGGAACTGCAAAAAATCCATATTTACCTGGATCTTTAATAAAATTTTCTAAAGGTTTACATTCATCCAAATCACCCACAGATCCTCCTATACAAAAGCTACCTACTCTTTCCAATCCAGAACGTAAGGCTGGTTCCATAAACTGAAGTGTAATGTCAGCAGTAGGAGCAATACCACCTTCTTCATACCAAGCCCAATATGTAGGTCCACCTACACCTAATTTAGGATCTCTTTTAAGAGTTTTAGCAACAACAGATGATTCATTACCTTCCCATTCCCATCTATTATTAAATTTAACTTGTTGTCTTTGTTGAATTTCTCCTCCTCTATCTGGAGAAAATCCTCTATACCAATCAGTATGATTATTTAAATGAGTCTTATATTGATTTAATATAGACCAAGATCCATTTACATCATCAATAAAAGAATCATCTGATGCAAACCATTTAAGTCTTTTTCTATTTTCAAACCATAGGTAATTTATAGTTTTAGCAACATGACAGAAAGAATATAAGAACTGTCTTCTTTTTAATACACATGAATGTAAATGATAACATTCTGCTATCTTTTCATATAACATCATATGATATTGTCCATCTCTGACATCTGCAAATGTTTCTAAATATCCTTTTTCTTTATTTACAATTGGACAAAAGTTAATTAAAAAATAATAATCTCTAGTAGTATACCACCATTCATCACCTTGTTTCCATAATACTCCTAATCTAGATTTTAATTCTTGATCATCCCAAAAATCATAATACTCAGGAGTACCTTCTGCATAATGTATATAACGTTTATGTTTAGTCCAATATCTTCCAGCTTCATTCCATTTAGATATTCTATCTTTATGAAAATTATATTTACCTGGAACTTTAAAACATTGTTCTACTAAGAACTTACCAAATTCAATTTGATTATTAAAAGAGGTAGTTGTCCATTCTCTTTTATCATAATCATATGTTGGTATATTTTTACATGGTACTTTCATTATTCTAATTCTTGTTGAGGTCTGCGTCTTGCAACCCCTCCGCCTTTTACCTGCTTAACTTGCATTTCATCTTCTAACTCCTTATAAGCTGAATTCTGTTTTTTATTCAAATCTTCAAATGCTGCTAAAGCTTTATTGATTTCTGCCATATTTCCATCTTCTTTTGATAAAGAAATATGTGTATACTGTAATTGTTTTACAATTTTTTCATAAGCTATCTTAATAGCTTTATATGCTCTATATTTATTAGTCTCATATAATTCACCTACTAAATCTAAAGCTTGTTGAATTAAATCATCTTCCATATCTATCTCATGCTCTAATTCAGGATATGTAGAACGTAAGACTGTTTCAAATTTTGTATCCTCTGTGAGATTTGCAAAAGGATTTTCATTAGGATTTAAGTTATAACATTTATCAAATATCTGAAATAACTTCAAAGCTTTTTCTTCTCCATACTTATCAAGTATAGCTTTTAAATACCAAATCTCTTTTATAGGTTTAGTAATCTTAGCTGCCCCTTTATTATCTATGTCAAATAAATTAACTCTCATTCAATAATCTATATTTAAGTATTTTTTTAACTTCTTCTTTCATATAAGGAACTTCTATAAGCTCATCTGAAGTAATCTTATCTTTATCATTCATTATAATATGTCTTATATAAAGCTTTCCTATCTTTAATGATTTATTGTTTTCCCAAGCTAAATACATATATAAAGATAATTGTAATACATACTCATTATAATTACAATCTTCTAAATGATCCAAAGGAGCTGACATTTTTGTAGGTGGAATCTTAAATCCATTATCTGTTTTAAAAGATGATGTTCTATAAATCTTATCTATAATTTTGTTATCATAAATATTAATTGTGTTTCTAGAAACAACTATTTTATCAGCATATCCTATTACTTTATACTTATTTGAAAATAACTTCTTTTCTAAATAAGTCTGTTTATTCTTTAATAAGCATTCTGATTTATTTAATTCTGTAGTTCCATCATGTTTAGAATACTCCTCAAGTATAATAGTAGGATCTTTCTTTATCTCTTTTTCACAGATTTGTTTCTGAACATCAATTCCTCTATTTCTTTTTCTATCCCATTCAGCTAATATTAAATTAGTTTCTTCTTCAAGAAGTTCTTTATTAACTTTATCTCCCCTATCTGATATAACTTTTCTAGCTTTCTTTGTAGCTTTACCTATTCTATCAAATGGTTCTTTTAATTCTTCTATCAATGCTCTTACTCCTATATACATATTTATCCTCCTGTATTTTGACAAGTAACATACCAATATGGACTATTTGGATTATAAGGAAGAGTATAAGGCTGTAAATAAGGTTGAACATATGGTATATTTATAGTAGGTTGTACAACTGTAGATTCATTTAATATAAATAATTCTTCTATTGTAATAGCATTACTATCTAATAATCTTTTTAATATTTCTTCTTTTCTTGTCATATTTTAGTTGTTGTAAATGTTATTATATTTACTAATTGTGGAGATGAGGGGAGTCGACAAAATTTATTTGGTTATTCCACAAAATGATGTTATATTATTATATAAACAAAATATAATATGAAAAAATATTTACAAAATCGTAAAACCTCAGAAGTCATATGTGACAATTGTGGTAAAACATGTATTAAACCAAATTCAGAAATAATTAGAAGTAAAAAGTTGAGTAGAAAACTATACTGTTCTAGACAATGTTCTGGTAAAGCAGTTGGAACAACTCATTTAAATGATATTCCTAAATATGATATTTCAAAACATTCTGATAATAGATCAGATAACCTTACTCCTTTTAGATATTATTTAAGAAATTCTAAAAATAGATTTAAAGAATTTGATCTAACTTTAGAAGATTTAAAAGATATATGGGATAATCAAAAAGGAAAATGTCCTTATACTGGTTATGATATGCTTTTAAATACATATAATGCTAGATATAAAAATAATATGCTAGTAGCTTCTTTAGATAGAATTGATTCTTCAAAAGGTTATGTTAAAGATAATGTAGAATTTGTATGTGTTGCTATAAATTATCTAAAAAATACTTTTTCTAAAGAAGACACTACTTCTTTTTTATATAACTTAGATTTCTCTAAGGATCGGACTATATCTTCATCAGATTGCTGATGTTGGATGCTTTAGGCTCACCGTAGTGTCCTTAGTCTCTGAACCTTCTTCAGTCTTCCCTGAAGCTCGGCTGCTGATTGCCTACGTCTTTACGTTTAGGTTTCCAGCAATTCTTCCAATTATTATCCAGAGGCTCGATTCTCATTAACCCCTGTCTTTCCTAATTCAAAATATACAATTTATTTATAGGTTTAGGATAGTATTTAATCTTACCATACTCCAAAGAATGTTGTCAGTTCCACCAGAATCATTTTAAAGTTGATTCAAACTTTAAGGTTATAGACTTAAGCGTATACTAATTCTTCAACGCTTTCTATTTCTGCAAATAGACTCTCTATAGTGTATTGTGATAACTCATTATCATTTATGTTTTGATATTCATTTTTAACAGCTAATATATCAACGCTGTACCTAATCATATACTTTAATCCTGAAATCAAAACCCAGCATCCCCATATTTTTAATTTAAAGAAGGTGAATTATCTTCTATAAATTCTATAAATTCATTTGTTAATAAACAATAGTTATAACTATTCTTTTCATCATCTTCAAATTCTTCATCATGAGCTTTACTTATACCTACTGTAATTAACTCATAAGTGTTTGAATTAGGATCTATCATAAGTGTGACAACATCTAATTCATCATTCATTAAAGCCAAGGCTTCTTTTAATTCTTTAACTTTCATTATCTGTATTTATGTTTTCTGATTGTAACATTAAAAATTCAAAATGTTCTGGAGTAGTAATTGTTCTATAATCACAAGTAAGCTCTTCATTTTCATCAATATCTTTTAAAGCTATACCTATTTCTGCATTAAATCCTATATTAGGATCTTCTGAATGATTCATGAATTTACAATTATCTCCTCTATAATTATAAATTAATATATCCTCATGAGTAATATTCTGATATCCTGTTCTTAATAATATTCTTTCTACAAACTTACTTATTGTAGAAAATTTATCGAAATGATCCCTTAAATCAATAGGTATTTGATTTTGTTCAATTCTAATATCTATTGAAGGAGAATAACTCCATAATGGTTCTCCTTTTACTAATTTGTTCTTTGAAAATAAACCTATTCCGTGAATAGGAGATTTTCCTGTATATGTTTCTTTTATTAACATCCTAAATGGTTTTTTATTATATCTACTGTCTGCATTCCAAATCCTGTTATAACTCTATCTCCACCAGGAGATTGTAATATTAATGTAGGAAATCCATATGATCCATATGAATCTAATATATTATGTAGCTCATCCATAGTAGATGTTTTTTCATCTAATACTGAAATATGATTTTGACAACTCATATCTAAAGTACCTATAAATGACTTTAAAGCTTTACAAGGTCCACAATTAGGTTTTGAAATAATTAATATACTATTGCTCATTACTTCTTAAATTATATTTTAACATTTGTTTTAATCTTTTATAATCAAACCATAAATCATTATGATTCTTCATACCTTCTAATTCCTCATCTGTAAAATTAACTAATTCATGAGTACTATTTAAATAATTGAAGTTCCCTAATTTCTTTTTTACAAATGCATCATACGAATGATTCTGATCTTTTAACCCTTCGTATAATCTCATACTATCATTACGAGTAAGATGATACATTCCTATAGTACTCTCTAATAACTCTTTATTACATTTAATAGCATAAAATAATCTAAAACCATTTGATAATAAATTCTCATAAGCTATAAATGTAGTAATATCTTTATTTCTATTAATTAAATTTAATATAGCTGTAGTAGATGCATTCTCTCCACCACCTGAACTAAAGTAAATAATTAATTTTTCTAATTCCCCTGTTCCTAAAAACTCTAACTTATTATATCCATCAATTAATAATTGAAGCATATCCTCATTAATCTCTCCTTTTAAATTTAATATCATTTATATTACACTACATTTAAAGTTTTGAACAAATACTTTTGTTTCCCCATTCTCAATGTAATCTATAAAAATTTGTTTAAAGTTATCGCCTCTCTTTCCTGTACTATTAAATATAATAGTAACCATTCTATTATCCCCTGACTTTAAAAGTCCTTTCTCTAATGTAGGAGCTGTGCATCCACATGATGCTCTTGTACCTATAATATCTATATCTGATTCTCCATTATTAGTAATCATAATAGTATTAGTAACTAATGCACCCTCTCTTATTCTTCCTAAATCTAATGTATCTTTATTACTAATCATAATTATTTAATGTATTTAAAAACTTTATTTCTATGTAAATCTATAAATATCCCATTCTTAATCTTAAACTGTGCCCAATCAATACTACTCATCATATCTGGAAAACACTTCTGATCACATGCAGGATCAGAAATAATAACCTCTGAAGTAGTACATTTACATGGACATTCATTATTCATTAAACACAACTTCCCTTGAGGATGCTCTAATAAATAATTATATCTCCATACAATCTGCTCCTGCTTATATTTCTCTAATGCAAAATAATTATTTAATCCTATTGTAGATATTAAACTCTTAAAATGATCATTCATTAATATCTGTCTATACTTAGATTGTATATAAGCTCTAACATGTTTCCATGTTAAATTCTCCTTTGTAGCCTTTATACCTATATTATTCAATATTTTTATCAATATTCCCATATCTTACTAATTGCTTTTCTTTTGTGAACTTTTCATACTCCTCTAATATAAACTTAAAAGATTCTTCCATATCTTTATAATAACCCTCTTCCCTATAATTATTAATAGCATTAAGTCTCTGTTGAGTCTTCTTACGCCTAAAATAATTCTTTCCTAAATAATCTACCTTTAATATTAAACTAGTAGGCTTCTTTGTCCAATTAGACCACTCCTTAAAAGCTACATCTGATATAGACTTTAAAATCTCCTCATCTAAGAAATTCTCATCAGCAACTTCCTTATTTATTCTTTTCTGATCTATACGCATTTAAATCTATATTTGATACCATATACTCAAAAACAACATCACCTGTTATACTCTTAGGTATAATGTCATAATTAAATCTTCTGTGTGAATTCTTTTCCTTAACTAATATCCCTAATGATGTATACTTAGATAATACATTACGTGTAGATGCCTCAGATCCCCTTAACTTATTATCTACACAACTCTTTAAAAAAGCTTTATTACTCTCCTTAGATAATATAGGACCACTCTTGTATAAATGTAATAATACATCTAACTCACCATTCTCAGGTGATAAACCTCTCTCTAATGATAAACAGTACAAATGATTCTTTAACAAATCATCTGTACTGATATTTACCTTAAACTTATATGCTGGAATAACATTACTCATAACGTCTATCATAATATACTAAATAAATATTAATTTACCAAATTTATTTCAATATTAATCTGGTATATTAATATCTTGTGTAGGAATATATTTTAAAGCAATTCTGTTTTCTAATAATGTAGCCATGTCAGATAACATCCTATCATTATTACAAGCATCCATAACCTTATCAATATCCCATTCCAATTTACCAGAACCCCTAATAATAAAATGTGAATACTCCTTAGATAAATAAATAGGATTATTACTCAATATAAAAGATAATCTCTCCTTACGCCATTCTGCTAATTGACCCCTATAATCATCTCCCATATCTATAATAGGCTTCTCATAAGACTTCTTCCTACCATACTCCTTATCCATATCTACTATAGTAGGTTGCTTATAATCCCCATTCCTATCTGTAAACGGACTATCTCCAAATGACATAATTAAACAGTTTTATTTACAATCTCTAATTCCTCTGGATCACTAACCTCTTGAATTCCTCCTTGTGCTGCTTGAGCTGCTGCAAACTTCTCCTGCTCAATCTTAAATAATCTCTGATACTCATCAGTAATATTACACTCCTCAATAAAATCCCTCTTTATTGAAGTTAAAGCAGCTTGTCTACGTGCATTTAACTCTAAATCCATAACCTGTAACCTCTTTTCCTCTAAAAAAGCAGCATAATCCTTCTGTTCCTGTTTTGTCATCATAATATATTAATTTTATGCAAATATATATAAACTATAATATATATAAACTTTAAATATACCACATTAACATTATAATAACCCCTAATACCTATAAAATTTTTTTAAAATTTTTTAAGACCCCCTTAATCCTAAAATGTTTGAATAAATATATGTAGAGTACCCCACCATAACGCAGCCTTACGGCAAAGGTTGGGTGATGGTAACCCCCTACATATTTATATGATTATTTCTGATCATCGAGAAATAGTCTAACTTTTTATAAAAAACAAACAAAATTAAAACAAATTACACAAGTGATGAATGTGTAGAACTTAAAATTATGGCTAAGTTACAAAAAATCCGTTTTATTGGTGCTCGATTGAGTACAAATCCTGATACAGCAGTTGTTCAACATGAACAAGGTGTTAAGGGTAGTGTTAATGCAACACAAACAGGTAAATTATTCTTTGTGTTGGATTATCGAGGAACACATGACAGAAAGTTGATGACTAAATCTGTATTGGTGTGGGCAGATGACAATGGTAAGTTTGACTCGAGCGGTGATGATTACAATAGTATGCTTGAAACAGGTGATTTGGATTTTGAAGGTACTGTTATGACTCTTAATAAAGAGGATCATGGTATTTTACCTTATACTGTTGATGGTAAAACATTTGATTATGTGACAATGTTTATTGAAAACGAGCCAGAGGCTGTTGCAAATGCTGTAAAAGCATTTAACAAACAAACTCTGAATCGTAATAATCCTCAACCAACTGCAACTAACAATACTGTTACAAAACAGGAAGAGTTAGAGGCTTTAAATAAAGCTTGGGAATTAGCTACTACACCTCAAAAGAAAGACGCAATTGAAAAACAACGTGTAGTATTGCGTGCTGAATTAGGTATTACACCACCAGTTGCTGAAGAAATAGCTGAAGAAATAGCTAAATAAACTAAATGGTTAAGGAGTGACGCTTAAATGCGTTACTCTTTAACTTTTTATTCTAAAGTATCATCTATATAGATGTATTTATTGTCATATCTCATTATGCAAATATAATACATTTATTATATATACTATATTAGTTTGATATAGTATATTTTAAAACTTATGTAAATTAAAACTTATACTTATACTTATATGATTTGACTGTCATATAGGTACTCATTATGTGAAGTTCCACAACATTATACCTGAAAAGGTATAAATTGTAGGCTAAATAGATATTAGTCAATAAAGAGATGTGTTCTTTATTATATCTATCAAGCCTGTTGTGGACAGTTGAGTAGAACTGTAAAATCTATTACTGTTTAAATCTGTTCAGTAACCACAGACTAATTATATATAATGACTATTCCATTATTATATAGTGTAAAAACTTAAATAACTTTCCAAGTTGTTGAGGACAGCAAAGTTCTATAAATAATTATGAAGCCATAATGGTTGTTAGTAATTAGAATATAGTTTATGCTGTAAAACACAAAATAAATATATAATTTATCTTAATATGTATAGGGTACATTTAAGGTATATTAATTATTTAACTTTGAAATTCAGAGTACTTTGTCAAAAAAAGCGCCAATATATATTTATTTACTTATAAACAACACAATTACATATGAAACATGTTACACAAATACCTTTATATATTAGAGGATATGATACAAATAATACTAAATTAGGTTCATCTTTTATAGAGATACCAATTGGTACAGAGTTAGAGTTTATTAAATTTGGTGATGAGAGTGATGTATATTCTTCAGATCCTATTCATGCTCATTGTTATTCTGGAGAGTTTAATGGTATTAGTTTTAGTAGTAAATTTTTATATACTGATTCTAGTAATATATATTCATTTTATAATATAAAATAATACAATTATTATGAATTCAGAACAATTAATTACGTTGGGTATTTTAAAACAAGAATATCCAAATAGTATTATTATATTATTTAATAATCAATACTTTTTATTATGAAAGATATTAAATCTAATTATATTTATGACACTTTTAAATTATTAACTAACAAATGTTAGTTTTTACCCAATACTAATTGAATATTTGGTATTATTTATTCAATTAGTATTTTTTTTTAACTTAAAACAAATAAAATGAATACTATTATTATAATATCCAATATGGATAAAAGAGAGTTTTTCTTTTCAACAGATCATTGTCAAGATCATAAATTAGGACCAGAATGGGTATCAGTAACTCATTATCTACCTATCTCTGTAGTACCAAGAGAATCTTGTCCTTCTGGATTTATAAAAGATAAAACAGATTTAATTAATGTATTTTACATTGATTATAAAGAAATACCTAATCCTAATTTTAATTATCAACCAAAAAATTAAAACTTATGCTTTTAGCAACACAAAATATCACATTAGAAAATGTGAAAAAATCAAATTATTGGGATTTAATAGCTCATATTGTATGGAATCATTATTCTGAATCTAAATTTCAAGATGAATCAATGGTTGAAATTAAAGAAGATTGGTGTGGGGTATCTCATAATAAATCTTCTAAATCAATGGGTTCTCAGTGGGATAATCCTGAATATATAGAAGATGGATACATTAGAACATTAAATTCTATTGAAATTATCTTTAAAAGAAGTGATTATACTACATGGATTAATATTATGATAAATGATGGTTCAGTTCATTACTTTACAATATATAATGATAAAAGTAATCATAGTACTCCTCAATTTTATCCTAATAATATTGATGTAGTAAATTGGTGTATTTCAAATGGCTTTTTAACCTTTAAATCTTAATTTATGAGAAAATTACCTTTTATCTTAAAATTCCTGTTAGTATCTATGATTGTTACTGTCATATATATGTTTTACGCTATATATGATTATGCCACTACACCAATTCCTCATAAATGTATTGATCCTACACATTTAACATGTGATGGTAATTGTACATGTGATGGTATAGAATGTGGACCATATATTATACATCCTAAACATTGTATGTGTGATATATGTATTGAAGCAACTGATTCAGGTGTAAGAGATTACATTATTAAACAGACTTCAGATTCTACATATATTTTTAATCAAGATAATGAATTGATTAAATCATTTAGTATATCAAAAGATACTATATGTTATATCAAACATGATAACAGTTATTTTAATGCAACTTATAGTGGTGTAAATGGAGGATGTTGTTATCCTCCAGGTACAAATTGTCATAATCCTCATTTGGGTAAACATTAATCTTTTCAATCAGCAGGTCACCAGAGACCACTCTAAAACATCCGTGAGAAAAGAATATATTAAACAAAACCCATTATTAAAGTGACTCTCTATTAAAGAGGGTCACTTTTAACATTTTAAAACAATACATATGAACAATTCAACGTTTTATTTTTTCATATTTATTTTTATATGCTGTGCAATTGTAGGAAGTGTATTTTATAAAAGTAATGAAGAAAAATATCCTATATTAAGATATTATGATAACAGTTATGGTTATTATATGACTAAAGGAGATAAACAGACAGCTCAATATTATAAGGATTTATATTTAAAATTCTTAGATTCCTTAGAATGTGACAAAATTAAACAAGATTCGATTAACCCAAAATCAACATTTTTACCATGACATTAATTCAAATATTATATACATTAATTAGTCTTTCAGCTTTTGGAATGTTTGGTTATCAAATGAGTTCAGTATTAATATTAATATTTACTAATTTTAAAAATAGAAAATATGAAATATTAGGAAGATTACTCTTTTGTATATTTCTATTTTTTATAGGTAATATATTTTTTGCATTAATTGTTAAAAAAGATCATAATTATTCTAAAAAGGCCTCTTATTATAGAGATAAAGCATTTTATTATAATCATAAGAACGACAGTCTATTTTATTTATATTTAGATAGTGCTCAAATATATAATGATTCTGATTATTATGCTAAATTACAAGCAGATTCAATAAAACTATTCAAATAAAAGAAAAAAGTATAGATCAATTTATATATGAAATAAACTTAAAACAATGAAAAAACTATTATTAATAACAATGTTGTTAGCTATTACATCTTTTACTTTCAGTAAAAGTGTATATAAACGCTATAAATTTACTAATCATTACTATTACGATACAGTAAAGATTAAACATATTCAGAAAATACAGAAATATCCTGTATTTCTTGATAAAAGAAACAATAAATTATTCATTTATAAATATTCTACTAATAAAGGTAGATATTGTAATAAATATATTGGAATTAGAATTGTAAGTTGAATTGTTGTTTTAAAAACTTAAATATGGAGAGTGTAATATTTATATTATACTCTCCTATTTATGTAATATCAAAAAATATATGACATTAATACAATTAAATCAAGATAGCTTATTATATTCTAATAAAACTGGTAAAATAATCAACTTTAAAAAAGATACTTTATTTACTATATTTGCTATTCATCCTCATAATACTGTTATTATAGAATATAGTAAAGATTATAATGGTGATACCTTTTATTATGGAACTAATTTATTACTTCATCCTAAAGATTATATGAATATTGTAAAATTAGAAAGTACTGAACAATTTATAGATAAATTAAATGAAATGTTAAATGATTTATAAATTTAATAGTGATGTTAATATTAGAATACAATCAAAATTAATAGATTATAAATATGATATATATCTTATATATTTAGATCATCTAGATGTAAATATAATATATTTTATACAGATAGAAACAGGTATAGCTGAATGTTATGATTATACATCATACAATCTAGAAACATGGTTAAATGCTTATTTTTATGAAAAGCCATATTATTATAATTTAACTCCTATAGATAATAATTTAGAACTTATTGATTTATTACAAAACTTATTAACATTATAACATGATATTAATTTTAAAAGAAGATCATACTTTTCCATATTATATTAGAGGTGAATATACTTCAGGATTAATAAATTTAATTAAAGGAGATAAGTGTATTGTAACAAATGATATTAAGGATACAATTAATCCTAGACAAAAATTTGATTTAACACTTCAATTAAATCCAGATATAATAATTCATTTAGAACTTAGAGATATTACAATCTATTTTACTGGAACATATGATGATGTTATAGAAGGTAAATTATTATCAGTGGGAGAAGTAGTTGATAGTCTTAATGAATGAATTAATAAATAAATTAAATATATCTAATTAGAATATCTCCCAAGACTCTTGACGGTTTTGAATTTTCACATATTAATCCTAATAAAGCTAAATTAAGAGTAAAGCTTAGACAATATGATATAATTGAAGCAGAAATGAATGAATTTGGTAATATTACTAAATTAATATTACTTGATGATCCAAATTATACATATAAGGTAACATCACTTGGAGGTATAGAACCTAAAAATTACAAAAAATTTGATAATTTATATGATGTTATATCATATTTATTATCTTTATTATAAAGAAAGTGCATAATATTAAAAACATTAGGTTGAGATCATATCAAGGCTTAGGCTCTATTAGTAAGTTATTCTAATAGAGTGCTCAAACTTTCGAGTTTACTAGTTCTTACATTTACGATGTTTGTAGTGATCATCGTAAATACACTAAGAGGATTGATTAATTTCAATCCTCTTTTTAATTTTATTACTTAAAACAAAAACAACATATAAAATGTCAACACAAACTAAATATGTAAGATTACTATCTTACTCAGATGCTACTGATTTAATTAGTAGATTAAATGAATATAATAATTTTCCTTGTGCTAATATTACTACAGCAGGAATATGTATTACATTACCTTCTGTAGATATGAATAAAAGTGAGAAATTTATAAAGGATTTCTGTAATTCAAAGAAATCTAAATATGAAATTGTAGATAAAGCTCCTCATGTAATAAATACAGAAATTAAAGAAGATTTACAAAGAAGTATAGCTGAACAATTATTATATAATATAATTTGTTATAGAGCTAATTTACCTTCATATAAAACATCTTCAGAACATACATTTGATCCTGAAGAATATAATTTAGTATTTCCTTTACTTATACAAGAATTTTCATTTATGCAAATCTTATATAGTAAATTTAGTACTAATAAAGAATATACAATTATAATTCCAATTACTCAAAACTAATATTATGCTTGATTTATTATTATTTTACATCATATTTTCATATGTATCAACAATCTCTATGTCTCTTGATTCTGTAACATTTGCTTTTAAAGATGATTTAGAAATTCCTACAAAATTACAAAAGGTATCTTTTTTTATATTAATATGGATAATATCTCCTATTACAATGTTACTTATAATTAATAAAGCAGTATTAAATTTAGTAAATAGTTCATCTAAATGGACAACTAAAGATTAAGTAACCATCATACAACTGAAAATTAACATAAATAACCATCATTCATATGTGAATACTAGACTAATTTTAGTATTCATTCATTTTTAACCCAGAATAAAGACTATTATGCCACAATTTAAATTACCCTCAATAAGAGGATCACCTCATTAATTATTTAATAATTAATAATTAATACTTATAATATATAAAGAAAATAGACCTACTAATCAGACATTGGTCAGATTAACTAATTAAAAATTTGTCAAATATGAACAGATAATAATATATAAAGGGAGTAGATAAAACTACTCCCTTTTTTTTAGTATTTATAGCATGGAGCTATTTATTATTTAAATTGAGGTTCGAATCCTTAAAATACTGCATTAATCTTATTTGAGAAGAGGTGTATGATAGCATGGTCGTAGTATAACGATCGGGATTGGTTTGAATCCAATATTTTTGAATAAGATTTTTATTAATTATAAAACAACTAAACACTTTACAATTATGAAAGAAGAAAAAATGATAACAGAAAAGATTTTTATAGTATTAGCATTTTTAATGGGAATGTTATTTGCAATGTTATTAACTCCTCCTAGAGAAAAACCTAAATTAATAACAATATATACTCCTTCAGATATATTATATCTACATGGAGATAGTATATATTCAGAATCAGGATTAATAGATACAGTAATTAAAAATGAAAGAGATTATTCTAATTATGTTGAAAATGTAACAGCATTTCATGCCAATAATCCTATTCAAACAATATTAAATCAAATTGATTCTCAAATTATGGTATTAAATTGTAATAATAGTCTAGATTCATTAATTAAATATAAAATTAATGAATTTGGTATTACAGATAGTAGTATAATTAAAGATATATATGAAATATACAGTAGGTGATATATTACATAGGAGATAAATTCATAACCAAACTACATTTTTCTGATAATATAGAAAAATATGATATAGTAGAAATTATTGATATATATAATGATGAAATTGACAATCTTCAAATAATAGAATTATATAATGAAACTAAAAATAAAATTGTTAAAATATATACAGTATCTATTAATAATCATTTTCAACCAATCAAAAATGAAACAATATTGTTAATAGATTTATTAGAATTACTTTTAAATAAATTATTATGAGTGATGAATTATATATGAATAGGGAAACGTTAGAATTATACAAATTAATTAGTATAAATGGAAATAATGTTCATTTATCTAAATTAACAAATTATAATTTATGCATTGATGATAATCAATCTATATACATACATTTATCTTATTTTAAAGTTAAATATTTTACAACAAGCACATCTAATATAATTAATATTATATTATGTTTATTAAATAATTACAACTAATGGCACAAAAAACAATAATTCCTTATATAGAAGGAGATACATTTATTACTGAAAAGGAATTAACACTTAAAGGTTTTAGATTATTCCAATTTACTATATATACAATAGATAAAATATATGATATTAAAGGAAGATTTCGTGTAGATGTTTCTCGTAAATCAGGAACTAGTACATATTATAATACTATTCCTTTATATTTATTACAAGCAAAGTTCATAAAGAAGCAAGATCATTATGACTTATTAGAAAAACATTTACAATTATTAAATCAAATTAAATAAAACAACATGAAACAACACGATCCTTTTGACTTTATTGAAGATGAGAACTGCTTCAATTAAACTTGTTTTAAGTGAGCCTGGAGGATGTAAATCCAAAGGGTTCATTTATTATTTTAAATCTCTTAAAACCCCTTAATCATGCACTACAGATTAAGAAGAATTAATAGTGAATTTGGCGTATAAACATATATAAATTAATAATATGTTTATATGTGATCCTCAACCAAATGAGTGTGTGGACAACTTATGAACAGCTATTAATTTTAAATTAAAAACAAATTATGTCACAAACTCCTAAAAAAGAAATACTTACATTTGAACAATTTTGTGAACTTATTCTTAAAATATATACACGAGGTATACCTGAAGAAAATCAATGTTCAGGATATCATATATTAAAGAATTTAGTTAAAAATAATGAGGAACCTTATTATCATAAATTAGAAATAGGACAACCTACTAATTTACAAGGAATTCATACTCAATTAAGATCATATATTATTTATAATTGGTATTATATCAAAAGTTTAAAGTTTGAAAATGAATAAACTATATCAAATAATATATCCTAATGGAGTAATTCAAACAAAAACTATGATTTCTCATAATGATTATTTAAGAGTTCAATCTATTGAAGATCCTATAGAATGGAAAAAAGCTTATAAATCATTAGGAAATGGATATGAATGGTTTACAGACAAGTCTTCATTTTCACATGCATTAAATAATAATGGTGAATTTAAATGCTATTCAGGCATTATTACAATACAAATAAAACAATTATGAAACAAAATATACTTTGGAATAAATTATTATTAACGTTTATTTCAAATCTTCCACAAACATATATAGGATATATATTTATCAATATATTATTATTTATACCTTGTATAATAATAGGAATTATACATATTATAAATATAAACTTTTTATCAACATATCCTCCTTATAAAGATATAGATGATAAGGTAGGCTTATTCTTTAATACTGTACTATCTCTTTTTTTATATAGTATAACCATTATTATTATATTTCATCTATATTTATTTATTAAATATATTATATTTAGTAAAACATTTTTATTAATATTGATGATAGTACTAACTTTATATGTAATAAAATTAGTTTATAAAACAATTGAACAGCATAACTTTAAAAAAATAAAATGGAATTAAATAATAAAAATAAACTTTGGGCTATCCAAGATAACTGTTTATATCTTGCAGATACTACTAATACTCAAAAATTACTAGAAAATGTAATTTATACAGTAGAACAAAATCCTAAAACTGGAGAATTATACTTAAAGAAAGGTCTAGAAAAGACTTTTAATTTTGATTTTAAGATATATGCTCTTGAAAAAGATTTTATAACTAGAGTATTATCTACTTATAATACTACAACAGGTAATTTAGGAGTATTAATGAATGGCCTAAAAGGCACGGGTAAGACAATTACTTCTGAATTAATAGCTAATGGATTAAATTTACCTATTATATTGGTTAATAAAGCTTATCAAAATTTAAATTCATTTATTATTGATATACCTCAGGATGTATGTATATTAATAGATGAATTTGAAAAAATATATGCTAGTTCTGGATATAATGATATGTCTCAAGAGGATGATACTAAATTTAAAACAGATTCTAGTTTATTATCTCTTATGGATGGTACATATAAAAATGAATTCAGAAAAGTGTTTTTATTAACCACAAATAAAATGTGGTTAAATGAAAATATGTTAAATAGACCATCTAGAATTAGATATATTAAACAATTTGGTGATTTGAATCATGATCAAATTATGGAAATATTAGATGATATACTTATTAATAAAGAATTTACAGAAAGTGTAATATCTTTCTTAAAACCTCTGGAAATTATAACTGTTGATATTGTAAAAGCAGTTATAAATGAAGTTAATATGTATAATGAACCTGCTGATATAGCGTGTAAATATCTTAACGTTCAACAAAAGAAAGATGCATATCATCTATATGAAATAGATGATAAAGGTGATAATATTAAAGTTTTAACTGCTGAAATTTATTCATATGCTCAAGTAAAAAGTTTTAGACTTGGTCATCAAATATATATTCCATCCTTAGATGAATATATTAGAATCAAAAATATTGATAAAAAAACTGATATTATCACTTTTAACTATACAGCGTATAATGAAAAAGATGAAGAAATAGTAAAAGAAATATTAGGTAAATTTGTTAAGGAAGATAAAGTTCATCAATCATTTGTATTTTAAAACATTAAATTATGTCATACGATCAAAAAACATTAGCTGAAGCTAAGAAAAATTATACTGGATTATCTATTAAGATTAAAACTGGGATATGGACTAAATTAGGATATCCTACTGCTTTTGATAAAACAAAAGCTATCAATAAACAAGATGCAACATTTTTAACTTGGTGTAATACTAATAAGAAATGGTCATTGTTTATTGAATATGTGAAATCAAAAAAACGTTAATTATGAAAATAGAAGATGTTATTTATACTAATAGTGCTATAAAATGTAATAATGAAGAAGAATGGAAAGCTATTTTTAAAATGATTGATCATTATCAATCTCCATTTTTTGATAAAGAACATCCATATGTATTATTATGTGAAGAAGGAGGATCTGCGTGTGAAGATTTCGTTTTAGGAGACCATAAAAACAATAGAACTATTAAATATTCTGTATATTATGCTTCAGAGTTTATAAATAATATAGAACCTGAATCACTAACAATACAAGAATCATTAGATTTTCTAAATGAACAATTAACAAAATTATGAAAAACTTTGAAAACAACATTAATTCTTCTGAAGGATTATTAGCAGTTATCAATTCTGATTTAGAATATCAATTTAATCCTGAAGATGAAGGTTTTAATGTACTAACAAAAATAAGATATGCTGATATAGATAAACTTAACAATGCTTATTTTTGTGATTTAAAATGTGAAAAAAATATTTAAAGTTACATGTGAAGAAATTAAAATTAAAGATTTACCAGAAAAAGAATTAAAATTATTTGAAAACCTTAAAAAAGAATTATGATTACATTTTATATTATAAGCTTTTTATATGGTCTTTTATTTTGCATTTTTTGGTGTATAGATTATAATGATGTTGTAGATGATTATTTAGAGTTTACAATATTAACATTAATATTCTTTATTCCAACATTATTATATTTCTTAGTAATTAACATGAAATATTTTTTTAGAGCAAAATTACTAAAAAGAGCTTTAAATAAATAAAAGTATACATAAATTATGAAAATAGTCCAAGAACATCAAGGACTTTAAATAAAGGAAAAGGAAACTTTTCATAGATTGTTTTACCTTGAGAAAGTAAAACGTATTGGAAGATCTACGTTGTACACAATCTAAATGAGTTCTCAGCAAGTAGTTGTAATCTGAATGAAATATTTGAGTAAATACAGTTAATAGAATATTTATAAAATAATATCAATCTTTAATGATAACTATGTGACCTTAACTTTATAGCTGGACACAGATTCATAAAGGCTTCCTAAAGAAAGGTGCTAAACTTAAAATAAAATAAAAATGAAAACATTTAAAACAATTATACTATTATTAGTATGTGGAACATCCTTATTATTAGGATTTAACAATAAACCTTCAACACAAATAGTATTTCATTCTAATGATTTAGAAGTTTTAACTTCTCAAATTAATTCTTATTATGCTAAAGGTTATAAAGTGATTTTTACTGAAAATCAGTCTATAACAACAGCTAATCAAACCTCTACTTATAAAGGACAAGTTTTAATTATAATGGAAAAAAACTAATGTTATGAGACCTGAAAAATCAAACAGACAAATATTTACTACAAATTGTTTTGATCATACTATATTAAATATGGAATATCAAACATGTAGATTAGTATTAAAAGCATTAGATAATCACAAAACAGTTGCTGAAGCATCTTTTGCATTAGGAATTTCTAATAGAACTTTATTAAGATATAAAAAAATATGGGATATTCAACTAACAGTAGGACTTAGCAGAAGTAATAGTAAAAAATCACATTATATTAGTAAAGATCCTTATGATCTATTTAATGTTAAAGAAATTACACCAATTGAAGAAATAATCAAAAAATATGAAGACTATGAAAAAAATTAAATTAATCATATTACTATTTATTGTAATATGTTTTACAAGTTGTATAGGTATAGGTAAATCAGTATTAATTAAATCTTTAAATATAAAAGGTATAATTGTTACTTCTCCTTCAGATGGTTTATATACAGTAAGATATATGAAAGATAGTAATTATTATGAAATAACTTTCTATGAAAATGAATTAGAAGTATTAAAATAAATCAGGATTGTGTTGTTCAGTTTCTTATTTATGACAGTAATAAATAAGAATAAATAAAGAGACTCTATTAATTTAGAGTCTCTTTTTAAATTTAAAAACTTTTAAAAAAATAAAAACTATGTTTAAAAATATTAATTAACAATTAAAACAAAAACGTAAGAAGTATGAGATATGAAAACTCACATGGACGTAAAAATGCTAAACGCATTACAGTCAAAAAACAATTGGAAAACCAATTAAAATCTGGTGTAAAACCAGTAAGTAGAAAACATTCTACTATAGAATTAACTGATGAAGATCGTAATCGAATTGAAAGAGAAATTAAAATTCTCGATTCAAAAATTATGAATCAGGATTCAGCTAATGCTATCAGAACTAAAAAAATGAAATCTGAAAGAGGAGGCAGAAGAAAATAATGTGGGATAAACTTAAAAAGATGGTATTTGTTCAAGAAGAAGAACAATCTACACCATCTTCTGTAGTTAAACCTACAGTTTCAGTACCAACTCCTTCATTATCTTATCAAGATAATACACTTTCTCAACCTTCATTCAATCCTGAAATTGAAAAACATTTCATGGATAATATGATAACAGGATTTATTAATCCTAAATATGGAGCTATTATGGAAATAATAAAATTTATTAAATAACAAAATAAAAAACAAAATGAAAAAATTTATTTTAAT